TGAGCACTTCCCACATCTGCGCCAGCACCGTGCGCGGGCCGCGCCCGTAGTTGCCGTCGCCGGCGAGCGGTGCCTCGTCGATGCGCAGGAACAGTCGATTGCTGGTCACGTCGCGCGACCGGTAGACCGCGCGGTCCTCGCCCGAGAATGGCATCTCCCATCCCAGTGGAGCGATCTTCGCGGTCAGGATCCCGGTGGCGCGCGCCGCCGCGTCGGCCGCGACCTCGAACTGGAACGTGTTGGTGGTCACATTGCGGATGCGGTGCTCGCCGTTGTAGGCCGCCTCGTTGGCTCCCCCGATCAGCACGATGTCGTTCTCGCGGAAGCCGTGGCCAGCGTCCGCCGTGGCGGTCGCCATCGTGCCGTCGCGGGTGAGCGCGGTCAGCGTGCGCAGGTTGAAGCCGTTGCCGAGACAGGCGTTGAGCACGGCGATCAGGGTCCCGCGCTGGCCGCTCAGCTGCGGCGCGCCGGTCTGGTTGGACTGGAAATACTTGATGGTCATGGCGATAAAAGTCAGCGATCGATGTCGCCGCGAATCTGGATCTGGAAGGCGTCGTTCGCCTGCGTGGCAGGCCCCTGCAGCGTCGTGCGCGCGATCCAGATGGGGAAGTTGGCTGCGGCCGTGGACAGGCGCAGCACGTTGCCGGCGGCCCACCCTGCGCCCCAGCCGCCCGCGCGCAGCGTGAAATACGGCGCATGGGTCTCGGGGTTGACCGGCGCGAGATCCGTGGCGGTATTGCCCACGGCGATCTGCCCGACCGACTCGCCGACGACGCGGAACTCGTTGGTGTTGGTAAAGATCAGCGCCCAACGCTCTTCAATGCTTCCGCGATTGGTGACCGCGACCGGGTACACCGTCTCGTTGTACTGGGCGATGGTGTTGGCGCCGATGCGCACGTCCTTCCACTCCCCCGTCCAGGTCTGCTGCGCGAACAGCGTATGGGCACGGGCCTGCAGGTCGCCGATGATCAGCGCCGACGACACCCGCGAGTCGCGCGCGGGATAGTCGTGGGTCAGCGGCCGGGTGAGTGTCAGTACGCCGTTGATCTGCGTGTCCGAAACCAGGCCCATATCCTCGATGCGGTGCTCGGCCACCAGCGGCTGCGCCAAGCCAGCGGGCGATGCCCGCAGCACCACCGTGCCCGCGTCGAGATCGGCGGTGTACCGGTCCGTGGACACCGGCTTGCCATCGGCATCCAGCACCCGCAGGGCGGCCAGGCGTACGCGGCCGACGTCCAGCGTGTCGCCTGCGCGCGCATTGGCGGGAAACGGCGTGGTCGCGGTGTGGTGCACCACAGCCACGTCCCCGGTGCGGAAGATCGGCACCTTGCCATCGAGCGGCAGCCGGACCGGATCGAGTCCAAGCACGTCCGCCGACAGTGGCAGGTACGTGAAGGCCACCGCGTTGAAGCGCAGCGTGTCGGCCAGCACCGGCAGCGGCTGGAAGATCTGGCCGTTGCGCACGGCATCGGCGCTGTACCAGATTTCTCCTTCCCGGCCAGCGGCGGGCACGAAGCGCCCGAAGCGCACGCGCACCACGCCGGTCTGGTAGTCCACCGTGCCGAGCATGCCCGCTGCCGCGATCGTGCCATCCGCGTTGGCGGTGGCCGTGATCTGACCGCCTGTCAGCGGCACCGCCCGGATCTGCAGGCTGCCGGGCCGCACGGGCGCCGCCGGCACGCGGAAGGTCACCTCATCGACCGGCTGTCCACCGAGTTCGGTCAGCAGCGACTGCATTGACACCACGTTGCCGGCGCCCGGCTGCCACACGGTCAGCAGCGCCCGGCCCGAGGCGTAGTCGATGGTGCCGGCCTGGGTGCCCGCGCCGGTGTTGGCGTTGATATCGGTCACCAACGAGCCCAGCCGGTCCACGTAGACCTTGCCGCCCAGGCCGAAGCGGAGGCTGCCGGGCACGATGGCTTCGGCGTAGCGGTCGGTCAGGTCGACCTCCAACTGGGCCAGCGTCACGGTCTCGGTCGCCGCGGTCGCCGCGTCAGCGGCGCGATAGCGCACCTTGACGTAGCCCGAGTCGTCGATGGGCATCGCCGCGCCGGCCGGCTTGTATTCCCAGTGGGTGAAGGTATTGCGATAGATGGGTCGGCGCTCGTTGCCCTCCACTGTCCAGCCCAGTTGCTGCACGCTGTAGCGCGCGAACGGGATGTTGACCGTCGTGTCGGGCCGGAAGGTGATGGTGCCGCTGGCGTAGTCGATCCGGCCGACCACGGCGGCATCAAACGCGCCGCCGCCAGTGTCGCGGGCGATCTTGATCGGGTCGACACGCTGCACCACCTGCATCTCGGCGGGCGTGCCCGAGATCGACTGGTAGTTCTCGATCAGCAGGTTGAACTCGAGTTCGACCGTGTTCTGGTGGATATCGGTCTGCGGCAGCCGGACCGTGACAGTGCCATCGGCGTTGCGCAGCGGGTGCGCGAAGGTGGCCTTCTGTGGTGGCCCCCACTCGTAGTCGAGGGTCAATTCCGCACCACCGGCTGGCAGCACGGCGGGCCGGAGGACCAGTTCGCCGCGCGCATAGCGCACGGTGCCCGATCCGTCTCCCGTGATCACCCCGTGCCCGTCGTCGGTGGCCACGCGCTGACGCGCGCCGTCCGTCCACGTGATGCGCAGCGTGCCCGGCGCGATGCCAGGATGTGCCACCGTGTGGCGCACGGTGGGTGGTTCCACCGGCGCCGCGACCCGGTTGAAGTAGCTGGCCGCACTCCCCCACGAGAACAGGATGGCCGTGTTGGCGTCCGGTAGTGCGCCGGTCGTCAGGATCACCGAGCCGGTCACATAGTCCAGCGTCCCCGCCCCGAAGGAGGAATCGCTGCCCCGGATCGCTCCATCACCCTGGTCGCGCAGGTCATACCACTTGCCCTGGGCCATGTAGGACACGATCAGCGCCCCCGGTTTGGGCGGCGGCGACAGGGTGATGGTGTAGGCGTAGCCGCGGTTCTCCTGCGCGATGCCGATCGCGGCGGTATCCGCCACGCGGGTGGGGGCACCGGCGGGCCGAAAGCTGACCTGGAAATCCCCGCCGTATCCTGGCGTGCCTTCCTTGAAGGCCACCAAGCCCCGGGCGTAGTCGACCGTGCCGATGATGCTCGTGCCCGACTTGAGCTGGCCTGCCGCATCGGTGAACGTGTAGCCGCCACCCGCGATGCGCAGGCTGCCCGGTACCAGCGGGTTGCCCAGGTAGAGGTTCCGGCCGCTGGCGACCTGGCCGTTGGCCGTGTAGGTCAGCACGCCGCTGCCGCTCTCCAGCAGCGGTACCGCTTGGCCGGCGGCGTTCAAGTCCACCAGCGGTGTCTCCGACTGCGCGGACGGCACCAGTTGCCCGAAGAGCCCTGGCACCTGCACGCACAGGTCCCCCACCCGCGCCTCGGCCACAGTGGGGGCGATGCCGTAGTAGACGGCGGCGTTGGCGACAATCGTGTCGCGCACTACCGCCTTGGCCGAGACGTCGTCGCGGTTGGATGGCGCCGGCCCCTCGAAGTCGTAGCGCAGCGGATCGGAGATCTCGCAGGTCGCCACGATCGCCGAGAACTTGACGGTGCCGCCGCCCTCGCTGACGGTGAACTCGCGCTCGGTTGTGGTGATGCGCGTGACCCGCACATACTGCTCAGTCTCGGTCGGCTTGGCCTCGTCCTGCACCAGCACGAGCGCCTGCCCGACGCGCGGCAGCGAATCAGACGGCTTCAGCAGCAACGTGATGGCGCGCTGGCCGGTGAGCTGCCGCTCCAGCAGCTGGCCGGGCCATTTGACGCCGCGCGCGAGGTATCGCTCGACGCGGTCCTTAGCGGCATCGCGCCGGTCGGTCCACGACTTGGTGGTGAACAACGTGACTGAGACACGTGGATCGGTTGGCGCCTCGGCGAGGATCGCGTGGGCGCCGTAGTACGAGTCGGTCGAATCGGTCAGCACCCCGACAAAAGACTTGCGCAGCGACACACGCCCGTAGGTACGGTCGAGCTCGGAGATGTCGGGGAACAGGTTGTTGGACTGGCCGTCGACCACGACGTGGCCGGTCATGCGACCGCCGCCGTCGGGGGTGTCGAGCAGGCGCTCGGCGGCCAGCAGCTTCACGTCGCCGGAAAGAATCGGCATTCAGATCTCCATCAGACGGAGGGTCAATCGGTAAAAGTCGGCGTCGTGCCGGGCCGGGAAGCCGGTCACTGGTTCGGCCTCGATGGCGGTTTCGTGATGGCGAAACGCGACGGTGAAGACGCGGCCATCGGTGTGGGTCAGTTCGAACTGGAGGCTGGGCGTCGCCGCCCACGCGTACAGCGTGTTCACTGTCGCGCGGGTCACCCAGGCCATGTCGGCGGCGCCCACCAGCGTGATGGGCCGCCCCTTCTGGCGGGCAGCCGACTCGACCAGCAGTGCGCCGGTCAGCAGGTACGACACCGCCGCCACGGCGGGCGTCCAGGCGTGTTCGTCCGCCCATAGCAGGTCATCGGGCAGCGCGAGGACCGCGCTGCCCGCCAGGTTCGTCAATTGCATCGGAGTTACAGCGCCCGGGATTGGGCTTCTTTGAGGAGTTCGAGCAGCCGTGCTTCGTCGCGGGCGTCGATGGTGGCGGCGACCGTGCGGCCACCGGAGGCCAGTTCCACGCGGATGGTGCGAGCCGGCGCCACCTCTGCCGCGTAGGCGGGCATCGGCGCGCGCATGGAGGTGGCCAGCACCTGCGATAGCGCCGCCGCCGGGTCGGCACCCTTCCAGGCGCCCGACACCGCTTGAGACGCCCTGGCTGCCATGCCCGCCAGCGGCTGGACGAGCCCGCCGGTGGCGTAGCCCCGGACTGTGTTCGCCAACGCCAGTGTGGGCAGCGCCAGGTTGTTGATGGCATCGAAGAAAGCCACGCCGTGGCGCTCGACCGCCTGCCGGTTCACGACGTATTCGCCAGGCGTCAGCATGGCGGGCACGGTGTCAGACAGCGACACGCCGCCATCCCGGTAGAACTCGCCCTGGTGCTGCTCCATGTAGTCAAGCAGGTCGCGCTCCAGATCCCGGCCCCACAGCATCGGCTGGGCCATGGCCTGACGCCAGGTCGTCTTGATCCGCTCCAGCGTCTGCCGCTCGGCGGCAGTCAGTTGCTTGCGCTCGGCCAGCCCATCGAGCGCCTGCCGGTCGCGCTCGGCCTGCCGGCCGTAGTTCGTCATCGTGCGCGAGCGCATGTCCGAGCTGACCCAGGCGCCGCCCTGGTGCTGCGCCCAGGAGGCGTAGTCGCCCATGCCCTGCAGGCCCAGGTCGATCATCTTGCGGGCCTCGACCACGTCGCGGTTGCGCTTGGCTCCGCTCGGCTGGCTGCCGCCCCGTCCCCCGAACAGCACCGCCCCGCCGGTGGCGAAGCGGGCCACGCCGTTGGCCAGTTGCGCCAGCGTCCCGGTGCCGTACTTGCGCACGGCGGCCTTGCGGATCACGAAGGCACCGGCGTCCAGCGTGCGCGGCACCGTGTCCTGGTCCCCGGTGCCCGGCACTGAGCCGCCCTGCATGCGTGGGAACGCGAGCGCGACCGGCCCGCCATCGGCAAAGTGGTGCACACTTGCCCCGACCACCCCACCTGAAGCGTTCGCCTCCACCCGGCGCACGGCAATCGTGTGCGTGCTGGACGTGTTCATGCCGTTCAGGCTCTGGACCTCGGCGCGCACGGCATCGACATTGCTGGCGACGAGGTGGCGTGACTCGGTCTGCACGCGGTCCAGGGCCCGCAACATGCCTTCGACGTTGGCGATCGCGGCGCGCGCCTTCTCGGTGGTAACACGAAGCTCCAACTGCGAATTCTCTCGGGCGTAGGCATTGAGCTTGTCGAGCGAGGCCAGCGCCTTGGACACGTCGGCATCCACTGGCAGTGTTTTGCCATCCTTGAGGCGCTGCTCGTAGTCCTGCAGCGTCTTCTCTGCCTGCTCCAGATCGGCCTTGATGACCACCAGCCGCTCGCGCTCGGCCAGCGCGCGGTCGAGGTCGGCGATGGCCTTGTCGAAGCGCTGGGTGTCCGCATCGATGGTGACCTTGAGACCCTGCTGCAGCTTGGCGGTCAGCTGGGCGATCTGGCTGTCGGTCTGCGCCAGCGTCTGCTGGATGCCCTGGCGGGCCGACACCGCCGACTGCGCGGCGCGCTGGTGCGCCTGGGCCTCCGCATCGAGCGTCTGATTGAGGATCGCCTGCGAATCGCGGATGCGGCCGATGGCTTCATTGACGGCGGCCTTGCCCTGCACGGCCTGCGCGTCGGCAGCCGCCATCTTTTGTGCAGATTGGGCGCGCAACTCGTCCGCCTGCCGTGTCAGGGCTTCGGCCTGCGCGTATTCCCTGCGGCCGGTTGCCTCTCGGGCCTGGGCTTCCAGCTGGACCACCTGCGTCACCGCCGCTTCCGACTGCTTGCGCGCATCCTCGGCACGCTTGGCCTCGCTGGACTGGGTACTGGCCACCTGGGCGGCCAGGTCCATGGCCTTGCTGGCGCGCTGGCGTGCCTGGTCGAATTCGCCGTCGGCCAAGGCGGCACGCGCACTGGCTTGGTATTCCGCGACCTGGCGCTTGCGGTCCTCCTGGGCCTCGTAGTCCGATAGCCCCGCGCGGCGGATGTCGCGGATGCGCTCCTCGGTCGACATCGACAGCTGCCGCGTCTCGTCCTCGATGCGCCGGACTTCGGCCAGATGCCGGTTGGCTTCCGCGTTGAGCGCGTCGATGTGCTGGCGGTACTCGGCGGCCGCCTGGGTCAGCGTCTGCCGGCGCGTGGCCTGGATCTCGTTCTCGACCCGCTGCACGTTGGCCGCGCGCTCGGCCTCAGTCTTGCCGTCGCGTGCTGCCGCGTCGACGCGCGCGCGAGATTCGTCATCGATCAGCTTCAACGTATCGGTCGCAGCCTGCTGGCGCAATGCCGTCTGCTGTGTGAGGGCCCCGACCAGCAGTTGGGTCGATGTGGCGATCTGCACCGCCTGCGCCTGGCCCGAGCGCTCCAGCGCCGCCTGCTCCTGCTGGTAGCGGGCCTTGACTGCCTCGACTTGGCGCTGCAGGTTGCCATCGATGATGGTGGTGAGCCCCTTGTACGCCTCGGCCATCCTGGCGGTGGCGTCGTTCACCGTGGAGCTCGCCTTGGAGACCGCCTGCTCGACTTCGCCGATCCGGGACTTGAGTTTCTCCAGGGCCGTGTGGACGGCCTCGGCGCCGCGGCCGACCGCTTCCTGCGTGCCCTGGCGCACCGCCTCCAGGCGCTTGGCGATCTCCTCGGCGGCACCAGCTGCCGCGTTCATGGCGCCCTTGGCCGCGGCCGTCCCCCGGCCGGCGTCGGCAACCATCTGCGCGAAGATCCGGTTCATCTCCGCGAGCCGTGCCTGGTGGCGCTTGGTCGCCTCAGCGATGGTGTCGGACGTGAAGATCGCAGCGAACACCTCCCAGTGAAACTGCAACTCCTCGACGGAGCGGATCAGCACCTCGACCATCAAGATGCCGGCGCGGCGCACGATCTCGAACTTCTCCGACAGCCACGTGCCGATCTCCCAGCCGACGAGGAACGCGCCCAACGTGGCGAAGCCGGTCCGGAGCACGCCCACGCTGGCAATGGCGGCCGACACCGACAGGTTCGCCGTGGCCCAGGCAGCGGAAGTGGCGCTCGCAGCCGTGACGGCGGCGGCGCCAGCGGTCTGCCACGCGGTAATCAGGGCCGGGAGCAGCCGGTAGACGAGCACGGCCAGCCCGACTTCGGCGATGCGTGTGAGCCAGCGCATCACCGTGTCGAGGTTCTGCGCCAGCCACGTCAGGACCTCGGACAGCTTGGCGGTGAAGCCGGTGGCCTGGTCGACCCGGTTGATGTATTGCCCGAAGGCATTGCGCAGCCGCTCGAACGCCTGACTGACCGTCGCCGGCAGCTGGGCGTATTCGGTGGCGAGCTTGTTTTTCTGGGACAGCAGCGCATTGACTACTACATCTGCAGTAAGGCGCCCCTCCTCTGCCATCTTACGCAGGCGGCCGATCGGGACGTTCAGGCCATCGGCCAGCGCCTGCGCAAGTCGGGGGCTGTTCTCGACCACCGAGTTGAATTCCTCGCCTCGCAGCACGCCTGCCGCCAGCGCTTGGCCGAACTGCAGCAGCGCGGATTGCGTCTCGTTGGCGGACGCCCCGGAGATACGCAGCGCCTGCGAGATGCTCTCGGTGATGGTGAGCGCCTCCTTCTGCTCGCCGCCGAGCATGCGCACCGCCTGTTGCAGCTTGCCGTACAGCGTGGCGGTCTCCTGAATCGGCACGCCGATGCGCTGGGCGATGTCGAAGAGTGCGGTCTGCGCGGTGGTGAATTCGCGCTGGCCGGCGGTGGCGAGCTTGAGGCGCGCGGCCATCATGTTCCAGGCGTCGGCGACCTGAACGGCCTCCTGTACCTTGCCGGCGGCCCAGTTGATTGAAAGGAAAGCAAGCAGTTGCGTCCTGGCGGTGGCGATCTGCTCGCTGATGACGGACACGCCGGCTTTGACCTGGGCGAGGCCCGCTGCGGCCCTGTCGCCTGCGGTCTTGGCTGAAGCGGCCAGTTCGCCGAGGCTGCGCTCGGCCGATGTGATGGCGCGTTTGAGCCCCTCGTCGGCGCCATCGAGCGCGACGAGGATGGAGATGCGTTGGGACATGCGTTGGCGTTTCGTTTATAGTGACGACAAATCTGACCTGTCAGGTCATAATTTATCGATTCCTGAAAGGAGACCCACCATGCAAAGCTGGCAAATGCAGGCCGCCAAGGCGCGGTTTTCCGATGTCGTGAAGCGGGCGGCAGACGACGGCCCGCAGGAAATCACCGTGCATGGCCGCCCGGTGGCGGTAGTGATCTCGCGAGCACTGTTCGATCGCTTGAGCGGCGGCGGTGAGTCGCTGGTCAGCTTCATGCGCCAATCCCCGCTGGCCGACCAGGACGATGTCGTCTTTGAGCGCGAGCGCAGCCTGCCGCGCGAGGTCGAGTTTTGAGTTACCTGATCGACACCAATGTCCTGTCCGAATTGCGCCGCAAAGCGCCCGATGCGCGCGTGGTGGCCTGGATGCAGGACCGCCCGCGCCAGTCGCTCTACCTGAGCGTGCTGACCCTGGGCGAGATTCGCAAAGGTATCGAGCGGCTGGACGACGCGGCGCGCCGCCAGCACCTGATTGACTGGCTCGAAGTGGAACTGCCGAACTACTTTCTCGGCCGATTGCTCGACATCGATGCGCATACCGCCGACCGCTGGGGCCGGCTGATGTCCTCGGCCGGCCGCCCCCTGCCCGCCATCGACGGCCTGCTGGCCGCGACCGCCCTGCAACACGACCTCACGCTGGTCACGCGCAACACCAAGGATTTCGCGGGGCTCGACGTTCAGCTCATCAACCCATGGGAAGCCTGAGCGTTCAACGCTTGCACGACTCGATCCAGTCCGTCCGTCTTTCTACGAAGTCGTTGTGGTTACAGCCACTCCATTACTGATTCGATGAATGCTTGCGCCGCCGAAGCGCAGATGGCGTTGCCATAGGCGCGCAGGCGTCCCACTCGGGCGGGAGCCCCATGAGCCAGCGGGAATGCGCCGGGTTCAACTGGCCGCCAGCGTCCATCGCGGCACAGGAGCCAGTCAGCATCTCGCCAAGGGCCGTTCGTCGGGCCGGGCCCGGAAGCAACGTGAATGCCTGCTCGCTCAACGGCTTGCCGCGGGTCTGTTCCGCCCGCTGTGCAAGGAACTCCGGCGAGCCGCTGGCCGAGTGCCAGTCCCTCGCGTTCGGCGTAGCCCAGCCCGAAACCAACGCCACCGTCTTCCGGCTGCTGTCGTTGTTGCCCGCAGCGTTGTTGCCGTTCCGCGCCGGTGTACCCGCCATTGGTGTCGGCCATCCCGTCAAGCACACGGCCGCAGCGAGATCGGGCCCATGATTGCGCATCGCCTCTGCCAAGCCGCCCGCGAACGATCTCACGCCCTTTGCGGCCAGCGCCGCCGTCGGCGTGGGCCACCCAGTAGAGCCGGTCGCGGATGTGCGGGGCACCGACGCCCGCAGCCGGAAACGGGACCGCCCCGACGGCGTAGTCCACGGCTTCCATGTCATCCTGTACAAGATCGATCCAAGCATCTGCGCCCTTGCCCGCAACCTGCTCTCCAAAAACAATTGCAGGTCGGCACTCGCTGATGAGGTGGTACCAGGCTGGCCACAAGTGCCGCTCGTCAGCAAACGCAAGTCCTTTGCCTGCCTGGGAGAAAGGCTGGCAGGGGCAGGAGCCGGTCCAGACGGGCCGGTCATCGGGCCAGCCAGCGCGACGCAGTGCCAAGGACCAGACACCGACACCTGCAAAGAAGTGGTGCTGGCGATATCCCCGGAGGTCTTCGGGTCGCACATCTTGAATGTCTCTTTCGTCTACATCGCCCGGCGCAATGTGGCCGGCGGCGATCAGGTTGCGCAGCCATGCGGCTGCATACGGATCGATCTCGTTGTAATAGGCGCCCATGTCCCTGCTACTCACAAAGGCCATAGGCGTCGGTGTCGAGGGTGATCGTTGTTTTCATGTTGTTGGCTTTGAGAAAGCCAGTCGGCCCGGCCGGTGCCAAGCCATCGGATCGAGGCAGCGTTGAGCGCCGAGGCCCGACGGACGTCAGGGGGCATGCAGCGGCGAAACCGCCGAGCGAAGGAGCGGCGGGCGCGACGGCTATTCAGCGAAGGGGGGTTGCAGGGATGTGCCGCAGAGCGGCTGCAGGAATCAGGTGCAAGGAATTGGGGTTCCTCTGGCTGCCCGGACGAATAGGCGCGAAAGGCAGTCGAACCTGGGATGTCGCGGAACGACACAGAACCACACTCCGCTGACGACGCACCCAATTCAAAGCGAATGGGGTGCTCCTTTAAAGCTTCGGGCGACAGCGCCGCGTTATGGGAGCCCGATCCAGGCGCCGTTGGGTTCGGCGGGAATGCTCAATACTTTCTCATTTATTGAAATTCTTGCTGCACCGCACACGCAGCGCGTTTAAGTTGCAGCTAAAATTTCGCTATCCGATGGCATGTACGCCTTTGCGATTTGGTATTGGTGATCATCGCCTCGGTTATTTCAACTACAACGATCTTTCGGGAAGAAACCACATGGCAACCTACAAAGACCTGCTTGCTCAAAAGAACAAGCTCGAAGAACAACTCGAAGCCGCCCGCCAGAAGGAACTGGCCGAGATCACCGCGCAGGTCCGACAAGTCGTGCAGGAATACGGCCTGACCGCAGAGGACATCGGCCTGGCACCGAAGCGAGGTGGCAAGCGCGGTCCGAAGGCGGTACCGGTCCCCAAATACCGCGACCCCAAGACTGGCGCCACGTGGACCGGTCGTGGCCGCGCCCCGGCCTGGATCGGCAAGAACCGCGACAAATACCTGATCGCCTGATTCACCGGCAGGCGTCGCCTGCCGCCACCAGGCGCACACCGCTCAGCCCAACTGCCGGATGCGTGCCTCGATGGCGGTGGCCAAGCGCGGGATGCGCCGCGCCACCACCTGCTCGATGTCGAGCCGCTTCCTGAGCACCACCCTCGGCACCAGCACCGCAATCGGGACGTCCGCGCCACGCTTGATGCGCTTGACGCCTTCGGCCTTGCGGTAACGGCGCTTGAAGCCCGCCAGCGGCCGGTCGTGCTCCCCGATGTTCTCGGCCATCAGCACCACGTTCCCCCGGTCGTTCTTCACGAAGTACGCATTGCCACCCCGCATCAGCTCGGCGACCTGTGCCTTGAAGCGCTTCCGGCCAACGCGTCCGTACAGCGGAATCAGCAACCGGCCCGCGACCACACCACCCCGTTCGTGGATGGCTGACCACGGCACGCGCGAGCCCACATAGAGCGCCGGCAGGCGCTTCGGATCCTTATCCAGCACCTTGGCCGTGAAGCCCTTGAGGAAGGACTTCTTGACCACCCGCATCTGCCCGGCGACGTGATCGCGCATGTCCTGCTTGAGCTCGGCCGCCTCGCTGGCCATGGCTTGCGCGACGGCCTTCTTCACCTTCGGCCGGAAGTCTCCCGCCCAGCGGCGCAGCTGAGCCTGCGCGGCAGCGCTATCGATTCGAACGGAAATGCGCATGGCTGTTCGCCTTGTCGGTAAGCTGGTCAAGCGTGCGCTCGAGGTTGCGCGCGTCGCCCCGCGTGCCGATGGCGATCAGCGACAGCAGCCGCGCGTCACGCGCAGCGTCGGCGCGGACGGCGGCGTCCAAGAAGCCGCGCACCTGGGTCAGGGTGTAGCCGAGAATGTCGGGCAGCCGGTGGCCGTGGTCGATCAAGCGCTGGATGGCACTGAACCAGATGCCGCCGCCTGCGTCACCCGTGCGAACAGGCCGTCGAGCCTCGGCAGCACCGTCCGGGTAAAAAAATCCGCGTTCACCTCGACCACCTTGGCCGCCAGCAGGATCGCCTCGTCGGCAGCGAGCCCATCGACCCACGCGCGCGGCTTGTCCGCCGCGATGGCGACGGCCTGCAGCAGATCGTCGCCGTGCTCGATGAAGAGCCCGAGCCAGTCGATTGAGGGCGCCTTGAGCTGCTGCAGCGTCGGCGAGATCGCGCGCAGGAAGGCCGGCAGCCGGCCCACCTTCAGCGGGCGGATGGCGAGCACCTCCCCGCCCACGGCAAGTTCGGCCGGCTGCGGGATGAGTTTGTCCAGATCGTCCATGGCCGCCCTCACAGCTGCACGATTATGTGGAGTGGACGGTTATGCATAGTTGGGTTCCTTTCACGTTGAGATTGCAGGGGTGACAGCGTTGGGGTGCTGCGCATAAAAGAACGGTGCCGCCGGGCGTATGCCTGACAGCACCGGCCAAGGTTCTTTAAACAGAAGCGTCGTCCCCTTGCGAGAGCGAACGCGGATTGAGTGAGGCGATTAGGGCATCGGTAGCCTTGAACCGGCCCGTGCGCAGCTCAGGTGCTACCATGGCCTGCAGCGCCTCCAGCTTCACGCTCGGATCAGCCCGCGTGTAGATTTCCGTGGTCTGGATGCTCGCGTGACCCAGCCACAGCGAAACCTTGCGCAGGTCGTTGGTCGCCTGCAAAACTGTCAATGCACAGGTATGGCGCAGGACGTGCGGGGAGATGCGTTTTTGCGAAAGCGACGGACATACCTTGGCAGCAAGCTTGGCATGCTTGCTCAGGATATATTCGAAGCCGGATCGCGTCATCGCTTGACCCCTTGCGTTGACGAACAAGTGGGTACAAGGCATCGTTCCGCGCACCGCAAGCCAAGCCCGCAGCGCGGCAGCAGTCTGTCTCCACAGCGGCAGACAACGCTCCTTGCGCCCTTTGCCCAGGACGCGAATGCTGGCATCCGGCTGCAGCTTCAAATCGTTCAGTTGCAGGCCGATCAGCTCGGACACCCGCAGGCCCGCTGCGAAGCACAAGTGCAACATGGCACGGTCGCGAATGCCCTCACGGCTGACGAGAACCGGCGCATCCAAAATAGTTTGCATCTCCGGCACGGTCAGGTGCTTGACCAGCTTCGTTTCCACCTTCTTGGTGGGAATCGCCAGCACACGCTGAATCTGTTCGAGTGCCGAGGGCAGCCGGAACTGCATGAAGTGCATGAACGACTTGACCGCTGCCAGCCGGATGTTCCTGGAGTTCGCACCGTTGTTCCGACTGGTCTCAAGGTGGCTCAGAAACGCGACCACCAGCGGCGCATCGATCTGCTCAAAACACAACTTGGCTGGAGGCGACTTGAGCCTATTTGCAGCAAACTCGAACAACAACTTGAAGGCGTAGGCATAGGACTCACAGGTGTTGCGACTGGCATTGCGTTCATCGACCAGGCGTTGGCGCAAGAACGCGGTGATGTGGGGAGCGATCGGGGTCATGACGCCACCTCCACAAACTGCTCGCAGCACGAGGAGATGTCCCGCATCAGATCGGGGGTCGCCTGCAAATACCAGTAGGTTGCCGCCGCATCGACGTGGCCAAGGTAGGTGGACAACGCCACCATGTGCCGGGCGATGCGGTCACGACCGTCCGGACAGGTTTGCAATGCCCTGACTGCGAAGGTGTGCCGCAATGAATGCGGTGTGATCCGGGGGCCATCAGGCGTGCATGGCAGACCGGCTCGCCTGACCAGTTCACGAAACACACCGTCCACGCACTCCCTGATCAGGGGTGTGCCCCGCAAGGACACGAACACACGATCGTCCGGTAGCGTGATCGACCGCCATTGCAACAGGTAGCGCTTCAGGGCAGCGCGAGCACTGTCGTGCAAGGCCACCAATCGGCTCTTGCGAAACTTGGTGTTGCGAATAAGCAGGCCATCGGGCGTGATGTCCTGATGGCGCAGCCTCAGCGCTTCCGAAATCCGCAGGCCCGTGCATGCAAGCAGGCCAAACAGGGTGCTGTAGGTTGCGCCCTGCCTCGGATGGGTACCAAAGCACGATGCTGCCTGCATCAATCGTGCGATCTCATCCTGGCTCAGGATGTACGGTGTTCGCCGTGGCCAGGTCTCGCTACCGAACACCGGCGACGGGATCTCGTGTCTGGAATCGTCAGTCTGTGCATAGCGTGCGAACCGGATGACAACCCATAGGCGGTGGGCACGCTGCGGCACCTTGGCTGCCCTGCCTGCCCATTCGATGGCTGTGTTGGCGCGTACATGGTGTTCCTTTTTGGCTGCGGCAAAGGATGCAAAGCTGTGTAGAAACACGGCCTGGCACACAAACTGGAAGCCGCTCGAGCGGCGCATGTCGATGTAATTCTGTACGGTCTGACTCAGCATGGCAGCACCTGTGGCCACGGCTGGGCGAGTTCGTGCAAGGCGACGACATCGACCTTGGCGTAGATCTGGGTGCTGGCGACCGATTGGTGTCGCAGCACGATGGCAATGTCTTGCAGGCTTGCACCTTGCCGCAGCATGGCCGTGGCTGCCGAATGTCGCAGTACGTGTGCGGCACCTCGTTGTGGCGCATTCACCCCCGCGCGGCGTAACGCCAGCTTGGCAATGTCAGAGATGCCACGTGCGTCGCGAAACGGACGAAACGGGGCGATGGCCCGCACAAATAACCGGTCTGAGTTGGTCGGTTCACGCCCGTGCTGCAAGTAGCTCACGATGGCATCACCCACCTCCTGCGTCAGCGGTAGATGCGTTTGTTGCCGATTCTTGCCACACACACGAATCGCGGCTGACCGCCAGTCGATGTCCGCCAGACGCAACTGCACTACATCGCCTGCGCGCAGGCCCAGCCTGGCCAAGAGCAGCAAGATGGCCCGATCCCGTTTGCCGACGGGTGTTTGTGTATCAACGCTGACGAGTACCCGCTCGACCTCCTCTGGTTGCAGATACTGGGGTAGCGACGATAGGCGCCAGTACGCCACGCTCGGTATGGCATTCACCAGATTGGCTGGACATTGCCCGTCTGCGACCAGGAAGCGGATGAACGTGCGTAATGCCGAGGCTGTTGCCTTCACTCTAGCGTTGCCGCAGTTGCGGCCAAGTTCCAGAACGAAACGCTGCAGCCGGGTGGAATTGAGCTTGCCCGGCTCTACCCCGACTTCTGCGAGCAGGGGATGCAGATACTGACGGTAGTCACGCAAGGTGCGCTCGGAAATTCCACGTTGCTCGCGCATCCAGCGGCAGAAGGAATCCCACAGTTCAGCGGGCGCCTCCTCGACTTGATGGCCACCGGCGGTGCACAGAGGCCGTCCTTGTTGGACGGCAACGAATGCGCGGATGCCGCGCAAGAGTTTGTCACTGTGCATACCGGTAAAGCCGACGCATTTGCATTGCCCGAGATGCCGCTCGAATCGATTCACGGCGGCGGCATCGATCTTGGTAAGAGAAAGATGCCTCCCATCCAACCAGTGCAATAGATGCGCTGCGGCACGCAAATGCCGGGCGCCTTGGCTGCGGGAATAACCGCCGTCAATCAGATGCTTTGCAAAGGCATCCAGTGACTCGACACCAGGGTTGCCACGTAAACGTGCAATCAGGTGTTGGGAACGAAAGAAGTGATCCAGCATGACTGCTCTCCTTGAGAAGCCCTTGGATCGACGGACCCAAGCGGCCACCCAGATTTATGCGCAGCACCCCAACGCTGTCACCCCTGCAATCTCAACGTGAAAGGAACCCAACTATGCATAACCGTCCACTCCACATAATCGTGCTTATGCCGTTGACGGCATAAGCACGATCCGGCCGAACTGGCCGAGCACCGCGTCGAACGGCTTGGTCGGATCCGCCAGCAGCGAGCCCTCCATCTCGAACTTGTTGTACTCGTCCGAGATGAGCGAGAGCTCCTTGAGCGGATCGAAGGCGACCCGGTACAGCTCCACCAGCACCTTGGCGTTGCCCTGGGCGGTATTCAGCCCCTCCAGGCGCAGGTACCGCTCGGGCAGCGGCTGGGTAAAGATGCCGATCTCGGTGGCGACGCCATAGGCGTAGCTCGCCTTGAACGGCTTCACGTAGGGCGCCGGTGGCGAGCCGCCATCATCCAGGCGCAGGAACTGGATCGACCCGAAGTCCAGGTCGCCGGTGTAGTCGACACCGGCCGCCAGCGTCGCCGGCTTGGCGCCACTGTCCTTGATCACCAGCTTCGACACCTTCGGGTGGGCCAGGAAGTAGCGGTCGCCCACCAGTGGCTCCGCGCCGCCGACCGGCTCGTCGTTGACCGCGCCAGCGTCGCCGGTGACGTGGTTACCGTACAGGGCCAGGGCAAGGTTGTCGCGAGTGAACTCCTCGATGGTGAGATTGAGGGTGGCCGACTTCTGCTTGACCATGCGGTGGTCCAGCGTGCGCTGGCCGGACTGGCTCTCGTAGTGCTCCAGCACGTCGGTCTTAAGGGACAGCTTCAGCTCGGCCACGTTGCCGGGCGAGCGCACCTCGTAGGGCACGCCCGCGGCATCGCGCTTGCCGAGGAAGACGCGCCCCTGGAAGGAGGCGTAGGTACTCATGGTTGGGGGGGGTCCTTGCTTGACGCAGAAATGGGTACGGGGGTGAGAGCGGCCCGGACGGGGCTCTCGAAGTGCAGGTTGCCGCCTGGATCGGCGGCTTCAGGCAGGCGTCGCCAGATCGGCGGCCAGGGTCCGGTAGGTGATGCGGTAGCGGGCGGGAATAGCCGCCGCCACAGCGTCGGCGTCCTCGACGTCCCACTCGCAGTCCAGCTCGTGGATGCCGAGCGCCAGGCCATTGCAATTCACATCAGCCATCAGCGCAGCGTGGGCGGCAGTCAGCAACGCATCGGCTGCCGTCTCCGGCGCGGCGGGCGGCACGGCGCGGGCCAGCGCCGTCACCCGCACGGTCAGTTCGCGCGTGACCCGATCGTTGGCCCGGCTGGCGATGGCATCGCTCTCCGGATACACCACCAGCGCCGGGCACTGCTCGCGCGCGATGGCGACGGTGGGCGACCGGTGCAGCGTGGCGCCCGCCGCCTGGGCCGGTGCACGGACGGCCGCCATCACCGCGAGCAGGATCCGCTCACGGACGGAGTTGACTGCCATGGGGGTTACAGCCGCGTGAGCTTGGCACGAATCTCGGAGCCGTCGCCGACCGCACGCAGCTCCCGCACGTGGAAGACCCCACCGGCGATTTCGACCGTCTCGCGGGGGCCCAGCCCCGCAAAGATCGTGGCGGGATAGGACATCACGTACTCGGTGCTGACCGTCAGGCCATCGAGCAGCGTCTCGTCCGGGGCGGCGAAGCCGACCATGTTCGTGCGCGGCGGGCCGCCGTCCGACGGCCGCCAGACGCACTCCTTCAGAAGCCCCGCATTGGCGGCGGCTTCGTAGAGGGTTGCCACGATATCCATGGTCACCCCATCGTCAGCTTGACCAGCACGCCCGGCCGCAGACACATCGGCAGCGGGTTGGACTGGGTGTGCACGTCGGTGCCCCGGCCGAACTGGCGCGGCTCCTGCTTGGCGTACAGCGGCTGGCCCAGCGTGTTGACGGTCTCGTTGAAGTCGGCCGGCGCGAAGTACGTGCTGAAGGTGTCGATGGTGCCCACCGGGAAGACGTGGGCCTCGCCTGGTTCGATGAAGCTGCGCACCTTGCCGGCCGCGTCGGACGCCTTGCCCCGGTACTCCTCGAAGGTGATGCCGCCGAACTCGAAGCCGCTTCGCATGTCGTTGATCAGCATGATCCCTTCGCGCCAGCGCGAATAAGAGTCGCTAACAAAACCAAGTCATCGAACGCAGGTGGTTGAGCGTTGTTGTTGGCATGG